ACCCTGCTTGATAATACGCTCTGCAATCTCAGGGCCAATACTATCAATCAACTGATCTAGCATATAATTAGTTACGAACATCTTGCCATGCTTCTGATCGAAGAATTTAAAGTGTTCCTTCTTAACTATATTGCGTAAAAGATTAAGCTCTTCTTGCTTGAGCGTGTTTACAAAACTCACTTCTTTGCTTTCTTCCTAGTGGGTTTCTTCTTAGATTCATCGACATTAGGCGTAGAAGGATCGTCAGCCTTGAATGTTCCCTTTTTTGTTCTGGCCTTTACTGGCTCTGGACCTTCCTCCAACTTAACAGAATAACTCATATGAGTTGCTTCAGTCCAAGTAAAGCCATGAAGAGTGTGAGTGGGACCAGTCCATAACTCGCCAGTGTTCTTAATATACCAAGCCATTATCCCTTGCGCCCCTTAGCTGCCATCTCTTGAAACCGCTTTTTGCCATATTTCTTTCTGCCAATCGCAGCCGCAAGTGCCTTCGGGTCTTTAACATCTTTCTTTTCTAACTCTCGCACCAGCAAAGAAAAGCGTTTACCAGTTCCTAGTTTTGGCTTCTTCATGTTCTATACTTTCTTACTTTCCGAGCAATTGCTTTCGGTTGAGCCACAAACTGCTTACCCTTTGCCTTACCCGCTCGTTTAGCTCTGGTTGTAGCTGCATATTCAGAATCACTAAGAGCAGCGATAGCCTTAGCAGGTAAGTACCGCTCACCAGTCTCACTAGACTTCTTGCCAGACTTGGTGCGCCACTTCTGCTTTCCCCAATCCAGTAAAGATTTCTGAGAAGGTTTCACCGATAACCTCCACCACGCTTCTTGTATTCCTTCGCAAGCAACTGTGCCTTCCTTGCCGACCACTGACCAGCAGCAGTACCATGAGTTGCCTTTGCCTTAATCCTACGAAACAAAGAAGCCCTCATTTTAGGCTTAGTATAATTGCCAGCTTCATTTACCGCCACCTTTACCCCCTTCGCGCATCTGCTTTTCCATCTGGTTAACGCGCCGATACAAAGTATGTTGCCGCCCAGTCATAACACGCTGACCCCGCTTCCTATCTTCCTCAAGGTCTTGCAAATCTTCCTTACTCATATAAAGGCTGCGAATCTTACGCTTAAACTTATTCAACAGAGTATTGCTCTGCTTTCTTTCAATCTCATCTAACTCAGCACGAAGCTTCTCATACTCAGCTTGCGTAAAGTCAGCCATTCTTCTGCTTGGCCTTCATAATCTTTTTCTTCAAAGCAGCAGGAAGTGTCTTCTGCTTCTTAGTTAGCATACTCTTCTTAGGGCGACCAACCTGACTTCCATAAGTACCTTTACCCATTGGCATCAGTTCATCCTTTCCATAGGCAGTAATAAACTACGCTTCTGCATCCCAACCCTGCTCGGAACATCCTTAAATGTCTGCTCCTTCCGCTCAATCCTTTTCATAGACAAAGAAGGTAAAGGACCAAACTCAGGCTTCATCTCCTGATACATCTCCTCAGCACTCTTACCACCGCTACCAAAACACATACTCTATCCCTTCTTTCTATGCCTCTTAGCAAAATTACGCGCAGCCTCTACACTGCCAAAACCCCAAGCCTTCAATGCTAAAGCCTTCCGAGTCGGACGCCCCTTCTCATCCTTCATCGGTCCCTTCATACCAGCAAACCTAGCAGCAAACGAAACCTTCCTAGCAAGGCGCTTAGAACCAGCAGGAGGCTTATCCTTCACAGGCGGCTTTAAATTAGCCCCCTCCTTACGCTTGAAATAAGCCCTGCCAGCAGCAGTCAATCCACCCTTCGGATTCTTATGCTCCTTTCGCATAACCAACACTCTTCAATAATAACTTAACCCGAGACATGTCATCCCGAGGTGGTGCCTTCTCAGCTTGTTTCGCAAATCTAGCCATAACGAACCTATACTATAAAAAAAATAATTCTGACAATGCACAAACTGTTCAAAGCTGACAAGCTTTGGGCAGGAGCGTTAGCGAACCTTTTTGGCTAAAAATGCTAGGGAGGGACTATTACAGTAATACAGTACACAGTTTTTCCCCCTACCCCCCTAGCCTAGGTCAATGCTAACACGAATATCTCCTGCAACTTGCACCTGTGAACGATCTATAGGTTTATAGCCAGCCCTATCCAATAAATCCTTGCTCGCTTCAAGCTGAACATACTCAGATTTAGCACCTTGAGACAGCCTACGCACAGTGTTCATTGCTGCGGTAGCACTAACTCCAAACTCTTCATTCATCCTTTGCATTAGATACTGCTGCACGTGTGCAGTCTTTAATGCTCTGTAAGCTGAGACGTATCCAGACTTCCCTTCACTATATCCAGCTTTGCTTGCAGCCTTAGCTGGCGGTAGTCCTTCTGCTACCATTATATCAACTAGCGCCACTTGTTTATCAGTCAGTTTCTTAGCTGGAAGCATATGTTAACTTTCTATATCTACCGTGTATAGCTATAAGGATACAGACTTTCAGTCCAGTTGCTTAGTGGTGAAGGACAGTGCTATGTCTTTCTTTGCTCAAAGGATTAAGAATTGTATCTATATCCTCTGGCCTTGCCCCCCCTTCCCTCTTCCCCCCCACACTAACACGATCTGTAGATTGCTTGTCAAGAGGTGACGTAGCGTAAACTTCTAAAATACATACTACACCACTACATATAGTATCAGTTGTCTGCTTCGTTCAGATAGTATAGCCACCGTTCTCCATTGTGTCTCTGCGGCCACCTCGCACGTCTTTGTTCATTGCATGGGCCAAATACCATTCGCAAGCAGTTTCCTTTCTGAGCGGTGAGCGAGTGGCTTCTCGATGGCATGTTCTTAGCTTTGGCTGTGCCTTGTGGGGAAACAACTTGCGAATAGCAACCTGCCCTTGGGGGCAGGATTTGGCTCCATGCATGAAGTCGTCGTTGCGAGGGTGGTCCTCGCGACACAGCAATGGAGAACTAGCAATGACTAAGAAACTATCTAAACTCGCACAACTGAAACTAGATGTAATTAACTACCATCTACACAATGACGAATCTACGCACCGTAACAACATTGACGGTACTACAGAACAAGCTCAAGTTAATGAGCGGTTCCTCGTCGGGTTGGCTCGTGACGCCTGCTACACTAGCCACAATAGCATAACCTTCAAGAAAAAGCAGATCGCAGATTCTCTCGCGGAATACGACATCGCAACCGAAAACAAAAACATCTACGACCAAGAGCGCATCGGTCGCTGGATCAGCAGATTAACCCCAGAGCTTGACGAACTCACAGTACGTCACGATGCTGACCTTGAGGTCTTTGCAAAGCTCACAGGCGGTGAGCAGTGGCAAGCCAAAGCGCAGCCAACGAGCGCCAAGGTAGTTGACTTCAGCAACCTAAGAAAGCGGGTGGCGTAAGCCACCCCTCACTCATGGAGAAGCGCATGAATCCCTATCGCATCATAGCAGACATCATCGGAATCCTAGCCATCATTGTGATTGTGCTAGGAATCATGCTGATGATTGCAGCAGCAATTTAAAGGCGAGAAAGTGTCCGGCTATATAATATATGACGTGACGTCATTATTGCTTTTTAAATAAAGTCACTGCTAAAGTGCAGTGCATAACAAAGGAGAACAGAAATGAAACTATCAATATTTGAAGTTTTCAAAGTTACTGAAAAGATAACGCATCATGATAACTTCGTAACCAAAACCATAATAATCGAAGATACCGAAGGAACCAAATCAGAAATTGTTTTGTTTACCAATGGCGGTTTTTCGAATCTTATGAGTGACTCACTTAAACAGGAGTTTGTCGATGCTTGATTTCAGAAACTCATGGGACTTTCCCATCGAATCCCAGCCAATTTATGACCAGCTTGGACATGTCATTGAAGGGCATCAAAGTATTGTCCGCACTGATACAAATGAATCTCTTGGTGTTCACGGCTCAAGATACAAAGCCGTGTCACATCGGGACGTAGTGGACTCAGTGGTTGACGGTATCAAGACTGCCGATCTGTCCAAAGACTACGACCTTTACGTTGACGTAATTGAAAACGGACGTAAACTTCGAGGTGAAATTTTATTTAATGATCTGACTATCGAACCAGCAGTCGGAGACTATGTGAAGTTTCGCGTT